CGCAGGGCGAGCGGCACGAGCCCGGAGGCGCAGCCGGGAAGCGAGGCAAGGCAGGCGAGGAGCCTGCCGCCGCCGCGCGCAGACGTCCACGCGCGCAGGGCGAGCGGCACGAGCCCGGAGCGCTTATTAATCAGTCGGCGGCGTAACCTTGCTCGGCTCGTACTTGCTCGGATCCTCGACCGGTGCGGCGCCCTCGGCGGAGCCTTTGCTGACCGCGAGGCTGATCGTCGTCTTGCCGCCCTCGGATGACACCATCACGTTGGCGTCCATGTCTTCCCGGGCGGCGGAGAGGTTCACCAGATTGCCGGTGCGCTGCCGGGTATCCACCTTCCAGCCCCGGCTCTTGAGCTGGTCGACGTAGAAGGCGCTCACCCGGTCGGCCGGGTCCGTCGAGGAGAGCATGAGGAAGCGCGAGCGCTCGGCGTCATCGCCGCCCTGAGCCGAGACCGAGCCGGTGGTGGTAGCCTTCGGATAGATGGGCAGCGGAAAATCCTTCGGGATCGAGCCCTGCCCCTCGGCAAAAGTATGGGTCATGCCGCCCGAGGTAAATGAGATCTCCTTGTTGCCCGCGCCGCAGCCGGCAAGCAGGATCGTAGCCGAAAGAAGAGCCATGCCGGAGGTGGTGGCCGCGATTTTCCCTGTCATCTCGAACCTCATCGCCATTTCTGCCGTAGCATGTATTTTACCTTCCGAAATGGGATTATTGTATTGTGAGCGCGGCAGGAAGGACCGGTCCACATGAGGCAGCTCGTCATTTTATCATCCCTTTGTTTGGCGGCGCAGGCCGCCTGCGGTTTCCAGGCAGCCTGCGCCGACGAGCCGGGGCTGACGCTCGCCAGCCCGTACCAGGCGCCCTCGCGCTGGGGACCGCTGCAGTTTCTCGGCCCCGACACGCTGGCCGACGTCACCGCCTCGGTGGCGCCGTCCGTGGTCAAGGTGGAGGTGTTCTTCGAGGCCTCCCCGCGCACCGGCCCGAAGAAGGGCCGGGCTCCGGAGAATCGCGAGGGCTCCAACCCGGCGCGCGGCACCGGCTCGGGGGTGATCCTCAAGCCGGACGGGATCATCCTCACCAGCAATCACGTGGTCGACGGCGCCAGCCGCATAACCGTCACCCTGCAAGGGGGTCGCTCCTTCGATGCCGAGATCCTGGGCCAGGACAAATTTTCCGACCTGGCCGTGCTCAAGATCGAAGCCCACGATCTGCGCCCGATCATTTTCGGCAGCGCCGAGCGGTTGAGACCCGGCGACTGGGTCCTGGCCATCGGCAGCCCGCTCGGGCTGGATCACAGCGTCTCGCTGGGGATAGTCAGCGCGCTCGGTCGCGAGGCCAAGGGGCTGAACACCTTCGGCGCGCGGTCGGGGGCCGTGAAGTTCATCCAGACCGACGCGGCCATCAACCCGGGCAACTCCGGCGGCCCGCTGGTCAACCTCAAGGGCGAGGTGATCGGCATCAACACCTTCATTCACGGCAGCGCGCAGAACATCGGTTTCGCCATCCCCTGCGATGTGGCCTCGGACGTCGCCGAGCGGCTGATCCGCTTCCGGGCCATTGCCCACCCTTATATCGGCATCATCATGGCCGACCTCGACGACTCCGTTCTGCAAACGGAGGGGCTGCCTGCCGGCACGCAGGGGGTCCTGGTGCGCACGGTGGTGCCGCGCAGCCCGGCCTACCGGGCCGGGCTCTTCCCGGGCGATCTGATCGAGGCGGCCGACGACCGGCCGGTGAAACAGTCGGACGACGTGAGCGAGGCCGTGCGCGCGCACGACATCGGGGATTTCCTGCGCTTGAAGATAAGCCACGACGGCAAGGAGAAGGTTCTCAAGCTCCGGGTTGAGCAGCTACCCGATGATGCCGTGAACCAGTGACCTCCAGCCAGCCTTCCCCGAGCAGGTTCACGGCAAGCACGAGGGCCGATATCAAGATTCCCGGCGTCAGCGCCGCCCACCAGTTGCCGTCGATCAGGCTCATCTGAGCGGATGCCACCATCTGCCCCCAGCTGGGGATGCCCGGGCCGAGCCCGAGCCCGAGATAGCTGAGCCCCGCCTCCATGAGCACGGCGTCCGACACGAGCAGGGTGGCCTCCACGACCAGGGGCACGGCGGCGTTGGGCAGCAGGTGGCGCAGCAGCATGCCCAGCCGCCCCACGCCCAGGGACCGGGCGGCCAGGACGTACTCCTGCGACCTGATGGTCATCACCTGGGCGCGGGCGAGGCGGGCGGCCTCCAGCCAGGTGGTGGCGCTTATGACCAGGACGATGGTGGCCAGCGGCATAAGCCCGTGCGACCAGGGGCTGACCGCCAGCCCGGCCAGCACCGCCGGCGGCAGCACGGCGGTTAGCTGCGGCGAGCTCATGAACGACTGCAGGGCGAGCACCAGCACGAGGGCCGGGATGGACAGGAGCCCGTCCACCACCCGCATCATCACCGCATCGACGGCGCCGCCTGCCAGCGCGCTCATCGCTCCCCAGAGCGAGCCCACGCTCACCGCTATGCCGGCCGCCAGAATGCCCACGGCCAGCGAAGCCCGCGCGCCCCACATCGACTCGCACAGTATGTCCCGCCCGAGAAAGTCGGTGCCCAGGAGGTGACCCGCGGAGGCGGGCGGCAGGTTGGCCAGCGAAAGGTCCACGTCGATCGGCGTGTGCGTCCCGGTGAGCGGCCAGACGCCGGGGGCCAGGAGAGCCATTACAGCCAGCAGCGAAAGCAGGAGGGCACCGCCGGCGGTGCGCAGCCCCGGGCGCAAGCGTTTGCCGGACCGCCGGCGCCTGCCGCCCATCTATGCCGCCCCCGTCCCGCCCGGCGCCGGCCGGGTGCCGGGCGCCATCGCCTGCTCGCGCACGCGCGGATCGGCCAGGCAGGAGAGCACGTCGGCAACCAGATTGGAGGCGACGACGATCGCCCCGTAGACCACAATCAAGGCCAGGATGACCGGATAGTTCCTGCCGAAGGTGGCGTCGACAGCCAGCCGCCCGATGCCCGGCCAGCCGAAAACGGTCTCGATCAGCACCGAGCCGCCGAACAGCGCCGGCAGCGACAGCCCCAGCAAGCTTATCACCGGCGGCATCGTGTTGCGGAAGATGTGGCGGGCGACCACCGCCGTCTTGCTCAGCCCCTTGCTGCGGGCGACAAGCACATATTCCCGGCCCATCTCGTCGAGCACCTGCGCCCGGACAAACAGCGCGATCTTGGCCGCCTTGCGGCTGGCGAGCAGCAGCGCGGGCAGCACGACGTGCTGGAGGGCGTCGCCGAGCTGGTCGCCGCTTCCCGCCCGGTGCGGACCGAGGATCGGCCAGCCCGGCAGCCAGCGCTCGACGGCAAAGATGGCCAGGAAGGCAAGCCAGAACGTGGGCGCCGAATAAAGGAGGAGGGCGGCGACGGCGCAGGCTCGCTCGAGCAGCCGCCCGAGCGAGCTCCAGGAGAGAACGGCCATCGCCGTCCCCAGCGTGATGCCCCCGGCAAAGGCCAGCGCCACCGCCGAGCCGACCAGAAGCAAGGTGGTCGGGCAGCGCTCGGCGATCACGCAAGCCACCGGTCTGCCGTCCTTGTACGACCGCCCCAGCTCGCCGGCGCCCCACCAGCCGGCGACCCAGTTGAGATACTGCCTGGGCCAGGGCCGGGTGAGCCCCATCTCGCGGCGCAGGGCCAGCGCCTGCCCGGGGCTCAGATCCCGCTCCGCGTTGCCGATAAGCACATCGACAGGGTCGCCGGGCACGGCCTTCATGAGCAGAAAGGCCATCACCGAGACCACAAAGAGCAACGGCACGGCAGCGAGCGCGCGTCTGATCACTATCCCTGTCATCGAAGTGTAAAGCCCTGTTGCACGATTGCCCCGGTTGATTATAGAGGCAGGCTCGGGCGCCGGGGCGCCCGAGCCCCATGGTCCGGCGGGCCCTTGTGCTAGTATCTATACGACCGGCGTCGCGGCGGCATAGCCAAGTGGTAAGGCAGAGGTCTGCAAAACCTCCATTCCCCAGTTCAAATCTGGGTGCCGCCTTGATTTGCCTCCCGCTTCGGGTCACGATACAATGGTGACCTGCTCGGACGGTTGGCGCAGTTGGTAGCGCAAAACTCCTGCATTTAAGGAACTTCGGGGGTAACGCGGACGATGTGGGCGGCTAGCTCAGTTGGTAGAGCACTTCCTCGACACGGAAGGGGTCACAGGTTCAAGTCCTGTGCCGCCCAATTCTCGCTTGCCGCCGGTTTCGCAGTCTCGTGCGCGTGGCCCTGCGCGGGCCAGCTGCCCGAGCCATCGCCGCAACCGACGCAAACGAACGCACGGCGCCCGGAGCCGTTTGCGCTCCAATTTATGACCGCCGAGATGCAGGCGCAGACGGACTCGTATAAGGAGGAGCTCGGTCAAAAGCCGTCGCATCCAGAGACGGTTCGGAGGCTTGCGTCTCTGTACCGCGCGTCCACGGCCGATGCCGACCTCAGCGACTCGATCGTCGCGAGCAGCCTGGTCGACTTCTATCGGGGTCAAGCGGAGGCCCAAGGAGCGATCCAGGACGTCCAAGCGACCCTCGATTCGATGATGCGCCTGGCGGTCCTGAACTATGCGCAGAACCAGCACATTATCGAGCTGCTTGAAGTCATTGCGGGGCGCCGGGCCGCCTCGGCAGTGCCTCATGTGGAACATCCGCGGACAGGAGGAAAATGAATGGCGAGATACACGAATAAGCCTATTCATCCGGCGATGCGCGACCTGATGCTTGCAATGGGCTGGGGAAGTCTTGCGGATGTATCAAAGGGAACTGGGATAAGCCTGAACACAATAAGGGGCATCGCAGTGTGCGGCACGCGGCCGACGCTTCCGACGCTGGAGAAGCTCGCAGCCGCCGGGGGCTTCTCGGCGCAGGATTTGATGGTTCGCTTTTACTTTGGCGACGGCGAGGTTTAACCGCATCTAATGCGGCAGACAAGGACCGCTCATATATAGGATGTGCCGCTAGCGAGATTAAAGTAGTGATATGCAGGCTGTCTGCCTGCGCTACTCTGGGATGTCCAGAAGATATTAACACTTTCGTATCGTCGAGGGGCTAGACAATAGCGCCGGCGCTCGGTACTATTCCACCCAAAGGCAGAGCCGTCCCCCGGTGACACCGCCGGCGGTGATTGGATAAAGATCACCAATTTTGATCCCGAGCCAACCGCAGCAATGCGGGGGCTCTGCCTTGGAGACCTGGGCCTGTGCTTGGCTGGCGATGCGACGGAACATAGGTTAAGCAGCCCCGGACCGTCACACAAGCCGCGAAGTACAGGGCTGGAGTCGAAGGTCCGTAGGAGATGGGCCTACCGCTGGGAGCGCGGCCCATCTCCTACGGACCCTAGACAGACATGACGGGGGCGTCACCGGATACGGTGGCGGACAGCTTATGGCAGACTTGCATCCGGCGGTAATAGAACGATTCTGGTCGAAAGTCGACCGGAGCGCTGGCCCTGATGCGTGCTGGCCGTGGATGGCCGCGCGCGATGATCGCGGCTACGGCAACTTCGCGCTCCGGAAAGGCGAGACGCGCAAGGCGCATCGGGTCGCATATGCGATCGCCAATGGCGTCGCCCTCGGCAAGACCGAGAACGGCTGCCACTCCTGCAACAATCCACCATGCTGCAATCCGAAACATATCTTCGCGGGCACGCAAAAGCAGAACATGGAGCACGCAGTCGCGACGGGCATTATTCGCAAGGGGGAAGCCCGGCCGGAGTCGAAACTGACGGAGAACGAGGTCAGACTAATCCGGCTGATTGGCGAGCATGTACCGGATGCGAGGATCGCGGCCGCCCTCGGCGTCGCCAGGACGACCGTGCTGTCGGTGCGCAATGGCAAGACATGGAGGCACGTATCATGACCTGTAGTCACATCGGCGGCATCGTCTGCGACGCGTGCCCGACATGGCGCTCGCGCCAGACGCCGACGCCGGACCAGCGCGCCGAGCAGCGCCAGAGCTTCACATATAAGCGATGGGCGGCGCTCGAGACGGAGGTCGCGGACGCTCACGAGGCGCTCGACAATATCGCGCACTGCGCCGCGTCGCTAGTCGAACGCGTGAGGGAGGCTGTACGCCGCTACCATCAAGCTGAGGCAATGCACGCGGCCGCGCTCGCGCAGATCGAGATTTACAAGACGGAGATCTCGACGCTGCGCTGGGATCGCGACCGCCTAGCTGCAAGCACGGGAGATAAGCCGTAATGGACGTTATTATCACTGATGCTGTAAAGAAACAAGAGAGGGCGCGGGTCCTGCTAGTGGGTCGCGCGGGCAGCGGCAAGACCTACACGATGCTGAACGTGGGGCAGCACATGGGCGCGCGGCTGGGTGTGATTGATTCGGAGCATCGGAGCGCCGCGCTGTATGCCGACGAGTTCCGCTTCCGGCACGTTGACATGGTCGAGCCGTCGGTCGACAACTACATCAAGGCGATTAAGGCCCTGGAGGCAGACGGCTGCGACGTAATCGGCATCGACAGTCTCTCGCATCCGTGGGAGTGGTTGACCGCGTGGGTCGATGCGGAAGCCATCCGGACAAACACGAGGAACACGGTCTCGCTCTGGAATCGTGCCGGCAAGAAGTGGAAGCAGCTATTTGACGCGATCCTTTCGAGCCGCGCGCATATCATCGCGACCGCGAGGGCCGCGACCGAATGGTCTATGGGCCGCGACGAGCAGGGAAAGCTCGTGGTTGAGAAGCTCGGTACGAAGCCGGCGATCCGTCGGGACTTCGACTTCGAGTTCACCGTAACGGGTGATCTCGACCATGAGCACACGCTGCGGATCGACAAGACGCGATGCCGGCGCCTCGACCGGGCCGTATTCGAGCTTCCCGGCCAAGAGTTCGCGCAGATCCTGCTCGACTTCTTGAATGCCGGAGAACAGAATGGCGCGCAAGAGCCAACGCGGCGGCCTCCGGTGAACGATGCAAAGCCTCCGGTGAACAAGAAGACGCAGCCCGTGAACGAGGCCCGCGCGGGTGTGAATAACGCACAGTCTTCCGTGAACGCGCAGGATGCGAGAGAGACACATGCCGCCGTTGGCGCGCCAGCAGGCGAGAAGGCCGTCAATAGCTTCTTGTTCCGCGTGACGTCGAAGACCGGCCCCGGCTGGTCAGTCGCCCAGGTCAAGAAACTGGCGTCCGCGGAGCTGGGCGAGAGTTGGAAGTCCACGGCGACGGCCGATCAGATTGCGGCGCTCGAGGAGCGCATTAAGAATGGAGGGCGAGATGCCTAAGAAGAAAACCGCTACCAAGCCAGCGAAGGGCACCACGACCGCATTTGAGCCTGACGCATACGTCATCCGCACAAGCGCGGCGGACGGCCGCTCGCACAATGGATTCATTTGGCCACGCGAGATCGGCGCGACCGTCGAGTGCCCGGACTGGGCGCCGACAAATGAATGTGGCAATGGCCTGCATGGCTGCCTAGACGGCGTCGGCGACTGGTCGCTATTGAGCTCGGCCCCTGACGCGCTGTGGTGGGTTATCGGTGTTCGCCGGGAGGAGTGCATCGACCTGGGCGGCAAGGTGAAATTCCCGCGTGGGAAAATCGCTTACGCTGGCGGCATCAATGGCGCACTGCGGCAGATTGCGCAGGAGTGGAAGAGGATCGCCGACGAGGCGACCAAGGCGGCGAACGCTTCCGATGAGGCGCACACGACGGCTGATAACAGCCACGCAAGCACCGCCGGAGAGTGCAGCCATGCAAGCACCGCCGGTAGGTACAGCCACGCAAGCACCGCCGGTAGCTCCAGCCACGCAAGCACCGCCGGAGAGTGCAGCCATGCAATCACCGCCGGAGAGTGCAGCCATGCAAGCACCGCCGGTTGGTCCAGCCATGCAAGCACCGCCGGTAGGTACAGCCATGCAAGCACCGCCGGTAGGTACAGCCATGCAAGCACCGCCGGAGAGCACAGCCATGCAAGCACCGCCGGTAGGTACAGCCATGCAAGCACCGCCGGATATTCCAGCCATGCAAGCACCGCCGGTGTGTGCAGCCATGCAAGCACCGCCGGATATTCCAGCCATGCAAGCACCGCCGGAGAGTCCAGCCATGCAAGCACCGCCGGAGAGTCCAGCCATGCAAGCACCGCCGGAGAGTCCAGCCATGCAAGCACCGCCGGTAGGTACAGCCACGCAAGCACCGCCGGAGAGTGCAGCCATGCAAGCACCGCCGGTAGGTACAGCCACGCAAGCACCGCCGGTAAGTCCAGCCATGCAAGCACCGCCGGTAGGTACAGCCACGCAAGCACCGCCGGAGCAGGCTCCGTGTCCTGTGGCCTTGGCTTCGCCAATGCGGCACGCGCCGGCGCGGGTGGGGCGATCTGCCTCGTGCATCTCGGGGCGGATGGCGAGATCATTGCGATCCGCGCCAGCAAGGTCGGCGAGAACGGCATAAGGCCGGACGTGCTCTATCGGCTGTCCGCCGCAGGTGAGTTCGAGGAGGTCGACTCATGAGCGGACCGGGAAAGACGCTTGCCGAGCTCGCGGCCAAGGCGCGAGAGGAGCGGAAAAACCGCCCGATGCCAGAGAGCGGATGCGACCCAGACGCGACGCCGCTCTTCCCCGGCACGGATGAGCTCTCGCTTTTGTACGCGCGCGGAGCCGAGCTGGGAATGTCCCAGGACAAGGTCGATGTCATGCTGCGCGATGCCGGCACGTTGATGCGGAACGACGACGCAGGACCCGTCCTATACAACGCCGATGGATTCACCTGGGAGCGTTACAACTCGGTGCTTGGCCGTCTCGGGGAAGGGCCCTCTCGCGAGTCCGCGCAGAAAGCTCCTTGCTGGAGCATTGACGAGGATGCGTTCGGAGCGTGGTACGCGGAACAGCCACCCGACGTCCAGGAGCTCTTGCCGGTCCGGCTCGAGGAACGCATTGTCGTGGTGGTCGACGACTGGGAGCCGATCCTGGCAATGGCCGCTGAAGGGCACGAGATAGGCGGCGTCACGCCGAAGGAGGCGTCATGAATGACATATACGAGCGGGCGCTCGCGGTCGCAAGGATAGTCGCATTCGGGTACGGGTATGCCATCGGGCTGCATGGGTCGGGCGTGCGCGACTTGGATTTGATCGCAGCGCCCTGGACGGATGGCGCGATAGACGGGCACGACTTCGTCCGGGCCGTGGCGTGCGCCTACAAGTTTGAATTTCCGAACGCATATTTGCACGACGCAGATGAGGCGCTTAAAGACCCGTCCTGGCCGGCGCCAGCACAGAAGCCCCACGGCCGCGTCGCTTACACGATCCATTTGAGCCCTAACCTGCACGTGGATATATCGGTCATGCCAAGAATGGAGGCGTCATGAGATCGCAGATCGAAGCAGACATCGGCGGCCCGGGCCCGCAGCTGCGCCCGTTCGTGGCCGCATTCGCCGCCGAGATGGAGCGACGGCTCGTCGAGGCTGAGACCGTCAGTCAGGGCACAAGCGTGGACCTGTGCGCCGAGACGGTCCCGCGGCTCATCAACCTTGTGCAGCTATCCTTTCGGCGGCTGCTCGAGGCCGGGCACGACCCCGACCTGCGCGAAGTGCTCGCGCTAATGGCCGATTGCGCGCTGTGTTGCGCAATCATCGCGAAAAAAGAAGGAGCGATAACTCATGAGGTATGGAAACTGGGTCAAAGCCGTCGACCCTCACAGGAGCCCGAGCCGGATCCGGATTGGGACCCGCGCGCTAATTGTATTTAGCCTTTGCCTGTCGCTCGCATCGCCGGCGGTCGCGAGCGGGGGCGGAGCCGGATGCGCGGGCTGTTTTTACGGGAGACCGCTATCGCAGGTCCAGGACCTCCGCGGGTCGAACGCGCCCGACGACCAGGACGAGGTCGCCGGCTCAAAAACGACCATCAGCAACGGCGTCTTCAGAAACAAGATGACGATCTTGGGGCTGGTGCGCACGCATCGCAGGGCGCGGTCTTGGAAGACGGCCAAGCTGGTCCCCGGGAAAGAGACGGCCTGGTTCTATACGGTCCTGAAGCCGGACGGCTCGGTAATTACGAAGGAAGCGGATCACCGCTTGCCCGGCGTGCGCGACGACCGTCCCTGGAAGGAGCGGCGACCGAACTGCTGGACAGTATGGCAGCTCTTGACGTTCAGCGTCCCGCCGACGGTCGGACTGGGCGCGGGCTTTTTGGCAGCAAGAAGGTAAGGAGGAACGATGCAGACGACACCCACGGCTGAGACGGTCTCGGCAGCTCTCGACTCGATCAATCGATATCACGGATTGCTGACGCAAGCCGACGGACGCAGCGCCTACATGATCCTGGACGACGCGCGCGACGCATACAACGGTCTCCGGCGAGCCGTCGGCCCGTTCAGCGGAGCGCTCGACGAGCTGCTCACGCGGCTGGACGGCGGCGACGTGTCGCCGGAGCTGGCCGGGCTGATCGAGTCTCTTAAGGCGGACACCGCAACGATGCTCGAAGGCGTCCGCGCCGTGGGTCTTGCTCTCGCGGGAGAGGCGGCATGATCCGCATCGAGGTCGTCGGAATCCCGCAGCCTGGCGGGAGCAAGATCGGCGGCGTGAACAGGTCGACGGGGCGGATGTTCGTGCGCCCGGATAACCCGAAGACGAAATACTGGCGAGGCGACGTCCAGGCGGCCGCCGTCGCGCAGTATTCAGGCGCTCCGGTAGACGGCCCGCTCGCCATGAGCTGCAAATTCCGCTTCCCGCGTCCGAAGTCCCACTTCCGGACCGGAAAGAACGCACACCTGCTGAAGGAGTCGGCGCCCATATGGCACGTCACGAAGCCCGACCTCACGAAGATACTCAGATCAACGGAGGATGCGCTGACAGGCATTACCTGGCTCGACGATTCACAGATCGCGTCACGCGAGGCGGAAAAGCGCTATTGCCTGCCGGGCGAGCGGCCGGGCGTGACCATTGAGATCCATCGGATGCAGACGAAGACGGTCGCGGAGGCTGTCAAAGGAGGCGACATTGGGGATTAATGCATACAACGACATTCTGAAGCGCCAGGCAGCGCGCAAGGCGATTAGGAAGTGTCTGGCCGAGCTGCCGACGCCACTCATTACTGATGAGGATGCAATCAAGGAACACGCAAAGTCCATCCAGAAGCTGCGCTCGGCGTACCTAGATTGCTGCAGCTTCGTCGACTGGGACATCGACGTCCTGCGCCGCGCGATCTCCAATATCGTGCCGCGCGACAAGGACATCGAAAACCTGGTAGGCATCGCGCAGGACGAGGTCCCGCTTGACGCGAAACTGCGCGAGAAGCTGGAGAAGGCCGAGGCGGATGACGCGAAGAAGACCGGCGACGTGCCGGGACAGACAAAACTCGACTTCAAGTCCGGAAAGGGCAAGGTCAAGGACGACGGCGCGACGGCGGAGGCGGCTGGTCCGGTGAAGACTGGCAAGCTGGCATAGCCGCGTCCAGGACCTCCAGGACGATCTGCCGCTGTCGATCCTGGAGGTCCTGCCGGAGCTCCGAGACGTACGCCAGCCCAATGAATGCGAGCTCAATCCGAAATCTCAGAATGTCTAGATCCCCATCCACATTGTCAATATTCCCGCCGCAGCTGCCGGCAGAGCCAGAAGGAGATTAAAAGTGGAACTCGCTCCCAGGCTCTGCGCCGTGTGCCAGCGCCCCTTCGACCATAAAGAAGAACGGCTCGAGTTCGGCGAGACCGCGTTCTTCCACGTTGATGACGGGGAGAAGTGCATCCGGCGATCCGAGCGTCCCCAGGAGCGCATTCCGCTCTGGGCGTGCGCCCAATATGGAGGCATGCACCTGCCGCATATGTGCAGGACCTGTAACCGGGCATACGACCGATTCAAGGAGGAATTTCAGCGATGACGCGATCAAGGGGCGAAAAACGGGGCGGCATGACCGTCTCGCGCGAAGTGGGGCACAGGATCGCGAGGGCGCGGCTGTATGCCGGACTCACGCAGCTACAACTGGCGGCCAAGATCGGCGTCGTCCGCCAGACGATCCAGGAATGGGAGAACGGACATACGTCCGTCAGCGTCGATCGGCTCTTCCAGGTGGCCGAGGCCCTGGGCGCGGATCCTGCGACGCTTCTGCCGGCAGCGGCGCCCATTGATGGCGGGAGGGCGGAGCCATGAGAGAAGTGGTCGAGGTCCTGGGCGTGTCGCTGCTCGTCGAGGCGCCGAACAAGGGGTACTCGCGCATCGTGATGCTGTCCGATGCGGCCAGGCTCGCGAAGCGCTATCTGCGACTGAAGTTCCCGTCGGCGAAGTTCAAAATAAACACGCGACGCCTTTCCGTGCCGACCGCGCACGGGAGTGAGCGACGCTCATGGCTCTTCGTCCGTTTCCACAGCCCGCGGGTCACGCGCGAGGAGGTCGAGGAGACGCTCTGGCCATTCATCGGATATCAGGGACCGGCCGAGAGCCCGCGGCTGCTCGCGGTCGGAGGCAAGAAGTTGTTCTCGCCGATCGACCACGTCGAGGTGGTCAATTCGGCAGATCTGTTGAGGGCAGGGGCATGAATCCGGCGTTCTCGGCGCAGCGAGTCGTCGGCGGCGTCCTCGAGAAGCGCTGTCCGAAATGCCGCGAATGGCTGCCGGCCGACCGCGACTTCTTCTTCGCGAACCGGACCGCAACCCTCGGGTTGTCGGTCTATTGCAAGCCTTGCCAGACCGAATACGTCGCAGCGGCGAGAACGCGCAAGGAGGCGATCGCATCATGACTTCCGCCGATGCCCTCCGGATCATCCAGGACGCCGTCGACTTCGCCGCGTCGGCCATCGAGCCGCACGAGGAGAACGAGCTCCGGGCGGCCTGGGCGACCGTCAAGGCGGATCACCTGTTGATCGAAAAGCTGCGCACGCTGCAGCCGGGCGCATCCATCGGTCGGAACGAACGTGGCGAGTGGCAGATCAAGAGCCTGCGCAGGGCGGGCCTGTTGATCGTAAAGGACATCGAGGGCGCAATCCGCCACGCGCGGACGTACTGCGAGGGCATAATTCAGTGAAGGGACAGGCACAAGTGGAAGCCAGGGGCCAAGAGCAGGGACGCGAGGACCGTGTCATTCGCGCGCCACACTCCGCGGAGACGGAGCGCGCGGTGCTCGGGGCTCTCCTCGTCCTCGGCTCGATCGAGCGCGTCTCGTCCATCCTTAAAGCAGAGATGTTCTTCGCCGCCGGGCACCGCCGGATCTATGAGGCCATGGAGGCGCTCACGGAGATTGGCGAGCCGATCGACTTCATCTCGCTAGCTCGAGCGTTAGAGATCCACGATTGCCTGGAGACCGTCGGTGGCCGCCTGTATCTCGTCGGACTCGCGGACGCGGTGCCGACGACCGCCAACCTGGAGTTTCATGCGAAGGCGGTGCGGCGTGACTGGGTCCGGCGCGAGCTGATGCGCGACGCGGTGAAGCAGAAGACGCAGGCCCTTAACTGCGGGGACGACGAGCTGCAGGACTTCCTCAATAAGCGGGCAGCGACGCTTTGCGAGTTCTCCGCCAAGGCGCTCGGTGGGGGCGCCGGCGGCACGGAGGACCAGGTCGGCCGATGGCTCGATCTGATCGACCGACGGTTCGAGAAACAGGGCGAGCTCTTGGGCGTCGCCAGCGGGTTCATCGACGTCGACAAGATTACCCATGGCTTTCAGCCCGGTCAGCTCGTGATCATCTTCGGTCGACCTGGAATGTGCAAGACTGACGTCGCGACGTCGATCGCGGCCAATATCGCGCTTCGTGGTCCGAGCACGGATTACGTCGCGTTCTTCTCGCTGGAGATGTCCGAGACCGAGATCGTGGACCGCCTGGCCTGCGCCTACACGCCGGTCCAGAAGGAGCGGCTCAAACTGGGGCAGCTCGACAAGGACGACTTCGACGAGATTCACCTCTTTGCCGACAGGCTGTCCCGCAGCAAGCTGGAAATTATCGCGGAGGGCGTCTACACGGTGCCGGACGTTGAGGCGGCTATCCGGCGTATGACGGCGCGGGACCGGAAGCCTTGCGTCGCAATCATTGATTACTTGCAGATCATGAAGGGTGAACGGCGCGAGAACCGGCAGGTCGAGGTCGCGGAGATCGCCAAGGACCTGAAGGACCTGGCCAAGCGTCTCAAGATACCGGTCATCGCGCTCGCCCAGGCGTCCAGGGCGTGCGAAGACAGGCAGGACAAGCGGCCGCTGCTTTCGGACCTGCGGGAGAGCGGCGATCTCGAGAACAACGCCGACATGGCGATCGCCATCTACCGCGATGAATACTATTACGAGGACACGCCCAGGAAGGGCATCGTCGAGCTGATCTTTCGGAAGAATCGCGACGGCGCACCCGGGACCGCCTATTTGAGGTATGACCCCTCGCGGGCCTTTCTCGGCGACTGGGACCCGGCGTTGCCGGTCCCGGAGCCGCACCGCGAGAAGCCGGCGCCGAAGAAGCGCAGGGGTAAAGGAAACGCGGGGGCGGATTATGCCACCGCAGATGATGACTGAAGTCATCGAAGGGGGTAGAAATGCATAAGAAAGTGCTTATTTCTTTGCCACCAGGCTTGCTCGAGCGGATCGACCTCGTGGCCCAATGCGAGCACCGGACCCGGAGCGATCTGGTCCGCGAGTCGCTGCGCCGTTACATCGACAATTTCAAGCAGCAAAACGCGCCGCGGTCGTCCGCCCCGGCGTCCGGGTTTGGCGCGAGCACGGACGGATTCCGGATATTTGAGACGGTGCCGGAATAAAGGAGGGATCGTGAACAATCAATCGCTGTGCCGCTCGTGCGGCGCGCAGATCATCTGGTTTAAGACTGATGCAGGAAAGAATATGCCCGTTGACGCTGAGACCGTTGAGGTCGGCGACCTGGAGCTTGACCTGACCCGTCATGTCAGCCACTTCTCGAGCTGTCCCGAGGCGGCTAAGTGGAGGAAGGGAAAGACCGCGGCGAAGGCCGCCGAATAAGGAGGATCTACATGCTTTTCAAAATACTTCACTGGACGCTGCTCCCAATCTTCGCCCTGGGCGGCACGGCGCTCGGACAGGCTTTCGGGCCGTTCATCGGGTTCGGCGTCGGCGTGGCCGGGTGGGAGCACATGGGCGAGGCTCATGACCAGGCGATCGCCGAGAAGAAGGCGAAGACGGAGACGGAGGAGAAAGCAAGTGAACATTGAGATGGAGCGCAGGTGGAGGCGGGTCGAGCTCAACCGCAGCGCCGTGCGCGTCGACGTGAGGCTCAAAGGGCTTGAAATGGAGACCGAGCGGCTACTGCGCGAGCGGGAACATTACCTTCGGCGTTGCGAGCGGATTGGCGCGATCCGGAGGTGGGTGCGGGAGGAGGCTGCTGATGTTTGAACGCATGACGGAGCTCGAGAAATATCGCATCCGCGGCGGCGAATGGGGGACAGAAAGTGGCGAACGGTGCGGGGCCTTCCTTGTTCCTTCGCCGGTCGGCTCGGCCTCGTTGCGGATTCTTGCCTGCAGCGCCGACGCGCAAGGGAACGAGAGCGATTGGGATCATGCCAGCGTGTCCGTCGGTGGTTCGCGAACGCCTAATTGGAGAGAAATGTGTTTCGTCAAGGATCTTTTTTGGCGCGAGGATGAGGTCGTCATGCAGCTCCACGTCGCGAAAGATGATCACGTGAATAGACATGAGTATTGCCTTCATCTTTGGAGGCCCGCGCGGGAGGCTATTCCGTTGCCGCCGAAGGAAATGGTATGACAGCCGGGGAGGAGCCATGAGAGAGAGAAAGAGAGAGAGAGAGAGGGCGGGACGCATGGAGCCGGGTATAGACGCGCAGCTCGGCGACATTCGCGAGCGATTGATGCTGCTGCTGCTTAGCGCCCTGGGCGAGGCCGTCGCTCGGCTGTCTGAAGAGGTCGGTCCATCCGCCCCGATACCTCGAGGCGCGGAGACCGCCGCCGCGAAACCCGCCTCCTCGAATCAGCCGGCTGCCAGCCGCGGCGAACGCGCCAAATGTGCAACGTGCGGAATAAGGCGTCCGAACAAGCGCAGCTCATCTGGGATCTGCGCGACGTGTCGTCGGGTGAGCAGCCGGTCGCGGTACAACGCGCAGGCCCCTGGTCCTGCCGCGGACGAGCGCGAGGAGTCCGAGCCGGTCATGGACGCAACGGTTCCCGCGCCTGTCCCGTTCCTCACTCGCGGCGCCCCGCTCCGCAAGTGCGCCGGCTGCTTGTGCCGCACGCTCGACATCCGGACCGGCATCTGTCGCGTCTGCACCGTGGAGCCCGTAGGCGAGCTGCCTGTGAAGAAGCTCGAACCTGGCGTGAGCGAAGGCGCGTATGAAATCTATCCGGGCATAGGGTATTAGTGCATATCGACCGGCTTCACCCAGCTGTAACCCATCGACGCCAGCCTCTTCGTTAACCGATCCTCGCTCGCCGAATCCCTGGCGACGATAAGCTCGCCGGTCAGATAATAGAGGACGTCGGTGAGGCGCCGGCGCCACAATCCGAGCAAATGCCGGTGACGGCATCCGCAGTCGTAGAGCGGCATCGCCATGGCGGCGCTGCGCTTATTGCCCTTGTTGTGCTGTATGCCGGGACTGCCGACAAGCGGCGCCGTCCCGCAGTTGTATAGCAGATCGACAAACGCGCCGAGCTCGTGCCGGTCCGCCTTCCGGATAAGAGTCTGCGCGAGCCGTATGCGCGGCTTGAGGTCCTCCAGGAGCAGCTGCTCCGCCTCCTCGACAGTTAGCCCGTCCTTGAAGCGGCCGGTCCGCACCTCGTCCCGGCTCAGTACGTGCCCGAATCCGACGGTAAGGACGCCGGGCGCGTCGGCGGCGCCGTGATACGGATAAGACTTGCCTCCGATGACCCCGCCGCCGAAGGACTCGTATCCTTTGATGATGGCGATCAACGGATCCGTCATGAGAGCCCCCGATCAGCGCAGGTCTGGCTTCGAGCCGAGGATCTTCTTGTCGACGTAGTGCCCAGTTCCGAGCAACGCGCCGGGCACCGCCAGCGACAGGACCCACTCGGGGATCTTGTACGAGTGCTGATAATACATCTGCGATGCACCGTCGATTATCAGGCAAAGCAGGATGGCGGCGGCGCTGCTGTAGCCCGCGAGTCTGATATGCCTTGGCGTGGCCTCCGCCTGCAGGCGCGCCTGGATCCTTCTCTTGTGCTCTTCGACGTGTCGCGGGCGGTTGCTCAGGCCGCACCGCAGGACGAGTTCGACGAGCTCCTGGTCGTGGAACGGTTTCTTCGTGATAAACCCTGCTGCTCCGCTATTCATACACTCTTGCTTTAACTCCTCATTGTGCGATCCGGTGAGAACGATGACGGGGGTACTGGTCCTTTCGACGATCCGGTGAAGCGTTTCGAGTCCCTGGCTGTCCTTCAGCCCCAGGTCGAGGATGATCACGTCATAGCGCTTGTCTCGTAGCTTCGTGAACACATCCGCCACGGAATCGGCTGTGTCGACCTCGAAGCCGTCCTCCTTCCTGAAGAAGAGCTTGACCAGGAGCGCGAAGGTGTCGCTGTCTTCAGCAGAGAGGATTATTAGCATTACCCGAGGGCCCCGAGCTCCTGGGCGACCTCGGCGACGTCCTTGGCGATCTCAGCCGCCTCGGCCGCTGCGGCCTCAACGGTGGCGATCTCCGCGGCATCGAATGGGCTGCCGAGCAAGTCGTTCGCCGCGACCAGCAGCTTATTGACCCAGCCGGCGGGCAGCTTGGCCGCCAGCGGTGCCAGGCGCGTCTCGATCGCCTCGATCTTCGCGATTATCTGCGGGAGCTTCGGATGGTCTTTCAGGAAGGACCGAAAAAAGGACTTGAGCATGCCTGTGGCGGATAGAAACATGGTGCCTCCTTAGTTTGAGGGCGGCGCGACGTATGCCGGCTGCCCGCTCGCGTTCAACGGATAGTTGTCGATGACCTTGTAGGTGTCGGACGGGTCGATCGTCCAGACGAAAGTGGCCGCGCCGGCGGGGAGTCCGGTCGGTGCGGTGTCCGAGACCAGGAGCGTCGCCGGCGCAGTGCCGGGTGCGGTCGAATAATAGACCAGATACCGCTCGGCGCGGGCCGGCGCGGCGAGCATGATGGCTGCGAGTGAAGAAAGAATTAAACGCATGGCGGCAGCTCCTCCCAGTCTCCAATGCAATAGCCGGCGGTCGATTCTTGCCCGGCGGAGACGCCCAGGCACATCTGATCGAACGTGCGCTCGTCACGGACGACCTGGCGGTCTTCCGCCGTCATCGTGAGCCATCGGTCGTATTGCTCGACCGGCGAGAGCTTGCGTCCCGTTCCGCATTCGATGCCGGTCCGGTATTCGCGGAAAGCCGTCGCGAAGCGGGATTGCTCATCGTTGCGCTTGAGGGCGATCATCTGCGCGGCATTCAGGCGCTCGTCCATGCAATACGGCTCGGTCTCGGTCATCATGCCCAATGCCCGGAGCATTTGGCAATGTGCGACCATGAAGCCGCCGTACTGCGCATGGAGATCAGAGGACCTTTTCAGGGCGATAAACGGAACATTGGGGGTCGTGGACAGGTTAATCGTGACGCCCGCGAAGCCAGACTGCGCGGCCAATGTCGCGGAGCCGATAAATCCTGCCGCCCCGCCTGACGTCGTGATCGTGCCCAACGTGTTCGAGGGAGACTGGACGAGGCAGATGCCTCCGCCTCCGCCTCCGCCAGCTCCGCCCGAGGTGCTGGCCGCGCTGCCGCCGTTGCCGCCGTTAAGGAGCACGCTCCCGCTATTGGTGATGGACACAGCGCTGTACAATCCGAATGTTCCGCCCGCGCCCCCACCGCCGCCGCCCGCTTGTCCACCTGCAGCTGGAAGGCCGCCGCCGCCCCGGGATCCCAATGTCCCGCCGATCGAGATGGCGCCTTTCGCGATAAATCGCACGAAGGCCCCGCCGTACCCTCCGCTCCCGCCGTTGTTGCTAGAGTCGCCCATACCCGCGCTGCCGCCGCTCCCTGCGCCAAGCGCCAGGTTGACGGGTCCCCCTCCCCGCGGAAATACGGTCGCGTTGGGGCTTCCGCCGTTGCCGCCGGCGCCCCCGTTACCGCCTCCGGCTCCTCCGAACGTGGACGTACTGATCGCGGAGTCGCCGACGGTAACGCCGCCGCCCGACGGGCCGCCGCCGCACTGGCTGCACTGGAACGCGCTGGTGCCCCATTTCCCACCCACCCCGCCCGAATAGCCGTTCCCGTCGCCGAGCACCGTGCCGCTGATGGTGATCGTTCCCGTGGCGTTCACGACCGTCCCGGTGAACACCGTCCAGGTCGTCGACGCGGACTGGACGAAATTGGTCGAGTTTATCTGCCGCGGCGAAGTGTCGGTCACCGCACCGACGGTGACGGCGCTATCGCTGCCGTCGCCGCCGATGCGGGCAGGGTTGGCGACGAGCGCCAGCGCAGGCCCGGCGCAGAGAATGGTGGCGAGCACTGCCGCGAGAATCTTTGTCATTACCCTGTCCTCATCCAGTTTGCGCCGTCGCTCGTGAACTCAAAGAAGTCGTTGACGACGTTCGTGCTGAGACTCGTGCTTCCGTCGCAGTTCTGCCCCGACGTGAACGCGAAAGTAAGCGCGTTGCCGGCAGTCCCCAACTTGACGCGGATCGATTGACCCGCGCAGCCGACCGCCGTCGGCAAGGTGCACGTTACGGCTCCCCCGGAAGTGTCGACCTTGTAGACGTTGCCGACCGCCGCCGAGAACGACGCCGTGTGCGAGTTGTATCCCCACGCCGGGGCGTTCGTCGACCACGTCGGCACGCCGCCCGAGAGCGCGAGTACATTGCCATTCGTGCCGCCGCCCGTGTTCTGGATCGTGGTCCCATCGGTGTAGAGCACCCCTCCGGCGGTAGCGGCGAGGGCGGCGTTCCAGATCCCGAGTCCCAGAAACGAACGGAACGACGTCTTCTGGTTGCCGTAGCTTCGGAAGATCTCGGTGAACGTGCCGGCGGTCGAGTCGTAGATGTAAAGACAGAACTGCGACGGGTCGGCGAGTACGAAGTCCGCGGCGTCCATGTTCAGGATCTGCCCGGCTCCGCCGTTCGCGTGGTGCACGGTGATCGGGCCGGTGGCGCTCGCGGGCGTGAGCATTATCACGCGGCCGTCGCCTACATTCGTTGCGGCAATATTCTTGAGCGTATCCGGACTGCTGGCGACAGACGGGCTGACGACGAACGTGCCTTGCCCTGCCGCGGGCGTGAAGGCGTTGGCCGAGAGCGTCACCGCCGCCTTGGAAGAACCCCCAAGCATCTCCGCGATGACCTGGCGAACTTGCGCGATCGCGGTCTGATACTGCCCTGTCGTTGTCGTGGCGCCGTCGAGGACGCCGACCGCCGGTAACGCTGTCAAAAGATAATGCTCCCGCAGCAAGCTGGGAGCTCGGGTATATTTTGCCCCATCCGGGGCGTCAAGTCAAAGGGAATCAATAGCCCTGGACGAACGCATCTATAGTGGCGCCTACCGCCGAGCCCGTCTTGTCGAAGCACTGCACGAGCGGACCGGAGACGCTCTTGTCGAGGACCTGGCAGGAAATTGCGGCGGAGCCGACCCCGCCCGAGCCCAGGATCGTCGGGTTGACCGTAGTTATGGACACATATACGTTGGATAGCGGCAGCCTGCCGCCGGCGGCGGGCACCGAGAAGCCGATCACGTTTTCGGTCTTGTCCGGCACGTCGAGCACGATGTCGAACTTCGATATCTCGCCTTTGGCCAGGCTGCTCTCGGCTGTCGTCACCTTGAAGCTGTAACGTGTGATGGTGCCGGTCACGTAACCTGGCCACGGAACGTAGGAAGAGTTATCCGTGTAGAAACTCGAGCCCGTGTCGGAATTGTAGAAAGGCGTCGACGACGCGAGCGGCCCCTGGGCGTAAAAACAAGACGTGCCGTGCTCCATGTATTCGACCTTGTAGCTCTCGCCGGTGATCGCCGTGTCAAGAGAGATGCTGAACGGCTGCGGCGTGTCGGCGTCCGGCTCGAACGTCTTCTCGAAGCTCATCTCGAGATAAGTGATCGTATAGAAGTCGTTGCTCGGGACCGGGCTGTACATGAGCGCCCCGGTGTCCGCCGTGTAGAATAGGCCGCCGTTGTCGGTCGCGGAGATTATGCCGCCCGAGACCGTCCCGTTCGTGATCGTGCCGTCGGAGTACGCAGGGCCCGAAGAAATGGTGTCGATCACATTCTCGACCGGCGCGTCGCCCAGGTTGCGGATGATATAAGCTGGATTGCCGCTCGACTCGTTGCCGCTCGTGTCGACCGCCTTGACCATGACAGTCACGATGCCGAGTGGCATGTTCTTCATGTCCCATTGCGTCGCAGTGATCAAGTCGGCGGCAACGTGGCCGCCGTCCCAGTTGACGCCGGCGCCCTGCAGGTACTTCACGCGAAAGCCTGCCAGGTCTGGCGGCACGGGCTGCCCGAGCGCGGTCTCCGAATATTGCCAGTAGACGCTCGTCGGGTTGCCTTTCGTATCGAAAAGCATGTTGATCCCGACTGGCACGGGCGGCGGCGTGGTCTTCCCGATCACGAGGATGCCGTCAGCCTCGACCCAGTCCGACGTGAAGCCATCTGCGTCGAGGCTGCGGACCTGGACGTCGTAGGTGAGCATGTCACTGACGCCGGTGATGTAGACTGCCCCGGTGGTGACGGGTGTGTCGTGCACGGGTCCCCAGAGACTCGAGCCGGTGCGCCGCGATCGGGCCTCGAAATATTTGACACTCGCCGGCGGTGGGTCCATGACGAGCTGGATGCGGCTCTGAAGCGAGCCGTCCGGGTCGCGGAAGAGGACGAGCTCGTCTGTCCGGATGTTGTTAATGGACGGCGCGGGCAGTGTCTTCTGCTGAAAGACCGGCTGTGTGATGTTGCTCACGAAGTCGGGGATCGTCCCGCTGTCCGCCGCGTATACGTCCGGGCTATAGTCGATGGCGGTGATAAGGGCAGCGAGGTCCTCGTGCGGCTCGATGGCCGAGACGAGGAGCAGCTGCTCTTTGCCCGTCTCGAAGACGAGCACCAGGTCGCCGTTATGCGGCGCGCTTGCCGGGTCGAGCGGCGTCTGGAAAGTAAGCGTGCGTCCGGTGCCTCCGAGCGTCAGCGCCGCGCTCACGGTGTCGCCGAAGTAAGAGCGGATCCTGACCGAATAGCTCTTGTTCGCGTCGAGTGCGATCTCGTTATCGAGGGTGACCGCTAACACATTGTTTGACGCGTCGAGGATGACGTCTGTTATCCGTCCCGCACCGGCACCCCAGAGCATCGTGTCGGTCGTCATGGAGATCAGGTCGCCGCGGGTGACCGCCAGGTTCTCGACGTCCGTGGTGAACTGATAGACGTACGGCCTGAGGCGTCTGCACGCCAGATGATACCGGCCGAGCTTCCAGGCTTGCGCGTGGCTCGTTACACCGGGCAGATCGAGCGACTCGAACTTCGTGGCCGTGCTCGCGTCGTAGCCGTCATCGTAGACGACGATCGTGTCCTGCTGGTATGACGTGTCGGCATTGACGAAATTGACCTTCAGCGCATGCACGGGATAAGGGAACTGCTTCGTGAACCGGAACCCGGACGAGTTGAGTGGCGTAAAGCATTGCGCGACAGTGTCGCGCGGCTTGTCGACGATGACCGTGAAGACGCCGTCCCGGATCGCCCAGGTCGCGCGCCCAGCGGCTGTGACTTCCTTGACGGCGTCCAGGACGGTGACGGATTGATCGTAGATCTTGTTGAACGTGAAGCCGCTGGCATCGCAGAAGTTTGCCCAGTCGAGGAACGCGGCCAGGTCGAGCGAGCTCGCGCTCACGCATTTGCGGGCGTAATCCGTCTTCAATATATCGGCGAGGATCCAGGCGGGATTTTGCGTGTCTGCTGCCGCGGTCCAGCTTGAGCCGTTCCATGCGGGGAGTTGGCTCGTGACATCGCAGCCGATCTGCTGGAGCGCGCCGCTTACTACGGAGCTGGGTTTGACCTGCATGGCGATCTGCGCGAGATAGACCGGATTGCCGCTCTGGTCCTTCAGAGACGGCATCGGGCTCTTGAAATTGATCGCCCTAGACGCTATCCACTGGCAATAGTTGACGGTCGTCGTCCCGTCGCCGTCTCCTGTGACCTTCTCGACCTGGATGTCATAGACGCCATTCGGGACTGTCCACTTGACCGTCCTGGTGAGTGACCCGGAGGTCAGGTCAGAGACGGAGACGGCGCCGACGGACGTCCACGCGCCGCTCGATCCCGCGAGCCGGTATTTCACGTTGAAGCTCACGGACGCGGCCGCCTGGACGTTCGGCGTGACCGTCGTAACGGACGGCTGCAGGCTGGCGAGCGCGCCGCCCGGGCCGTACGGGCTCCCCGGCGGCTGCGGGATCTTGTACGTGTTGACGACCGTGGTGACAGTGTAGAGCCCGAGCGGGAACTGGATGTCGATGGAAAGCTCGTCGGCCGCACCGATCGCGGTCCGTTGCTGCACTTGCCCACTCGCAAGCGGCAGGATGAAGTCGTCCTCCTGGATGTCTTCCGTGTAGAGCGTGATCGGCGCGTCGCTGGCGGTGCCGGCGGAGATCTCGCTGAGAACCGTGCCGGCCGGGTATTGGGCGAGCGGCCTCTGCCCGATCTCGACGTTCTGGATGTTCAGCGGCCCGGGCCCGAGGCACAGCAGGATAGACCAGATCTGCTCGCCGTTCTGCGTGAACGAGTATGGCGTCGCGCCGTTGCTGGGGTACATACGATATTTGCCGTATACGCGCGGCACCATCTCGTAGGGCGCGCTGCGGTTCGTGATACCAGTTATCTGCGGGACGAGCGCGTGCGATGGGCCGCCGACCTGCGGCAGCGGCTGCGGCTGAGTCGTAACGGGCGGTCCAAGCGGCACGGCGGCGAATGGTTGGCTCTGCACGGTGTTGGCCGTGCCCGACCGAGACAAAGCCGCCAGTCCGAAGGCAGCCCCGATGCCGATAGTCGCGGCCGCGAGCGCGCCGACGACGCTCGTGAACCCGAGGCTCGAGAACAGCGGCGACGTGCCGGCGAAACCGACCGGCGGCCCGTTGCCCAGTCCGTAGAACGGTTGCGGCAAGTAGCCGTAAGGCTGGAACGAGCCGGTCGCGGGGTTGAAGGAGAGGCTCATTTAGACACCCCGGCCGTCGGGTCGGCAGCAAACAGCCCTGGGAAGAGGTCGGGAGTGTAGCTCCAGCCGAGCAGCGGCTCGTTCAAGACCGGCGGTCCGAGCAGCACGAGCCCGAGGTCCGAGTCCGTCCCGACGACTTGCTGGACGTCAAACGTCATTGGGCCGGCAGTTATCTCGGGATCGTTGATATTGTTCGAGACAGCGACATAGATCACAGCCTGCGGAGGAGTAATTTGCGCGTTCAGAATGTCTTCGGTGAGCGTCTGGTCTGCATTGTCGATCGACACCTGCAGCTGTCGGAGCTGATCGTCCGCGTCGTAAGGAAGCGTGATCGACATCCGAGTCGCCTTGTACGTCTGCCCGCTGATCGTGACGTCCGTGCTGTTCTGGACGAGATAATGCGTCTGCGCGAACTGCACGTGAGAAAGCTCGAGCAGAAGGAGGACGACGTCTGATGTCTCCCTTGCATGAACGGCCTTCTGGGCTATAGCGGTCAGCGTGCGCACTTAGGGCAGAATCTCCAGCGTGTAGGTGAGCAGCCAGTACGTCGTCGACACCGGCGAGAGTTGCGGCATCGCCCGCATGCGCGCGGTGACGTTATTGCCCGTGTCTGGATCGGCGACGTCGAACGACAGGAAGCCGTTCTGAAGAGTATTCTGCCAGAAGTTGAGGAACGACGCGCGTTGTGCGGCGGTAAGGTACATCTTGCAGTTGGTGTAGATCGACCACTGCGAGTTGTAGATGAAGCGTGGTCTGACTTTCGCAGGTCCGGCGCCGACTTGCGACTCGATCATCGAAGTCTGCAGCGTGTTCGTGTATCCGGGCATCGGTCGCTGCGGGATGTCACCTGGCCAGCTGATTCCTGCCATCAGAACCTTACCCCCGCTCCAGATCTCAGCGCGAACTTGCTCGCGATCGCCTTGGTGGTCTTGCCGCCGGCGGTAATCTGGCCCGCCATGATCTCGTCGATGATGAAGGCGATCTGCCTTCCTTGCGGCGTCTGCATTACCTGACCGCTCACGTTCGCGCTCGAGACGTTGTTGGTGATACTGACGTGCACGTCGCCGCCGCCGATCGCGCTGTTTGGCAGCACGGTGCCGGCGCTGTCCGGAACGAAGAGCTCGGGACCTTTCTCGCCGACGAGCGCAATCTGCCCGGGCGTGGGCCGCCCGCCAGAGGCGAAGCCGGGATATGACCCGTCGGCCGGTCCTGGGAATCCAGCGTAATAGTCGCCTCCGGAGCGCTGGTTCATCCACCCGCCGTACGGCGTACCGTAATTGATCTGCGATGCATAGTCCGAGCCGTCAGCCGGAGACCAGGGAAGCGAGACGGGCACGCTGCCGCCCTGTCCGAAGGGCGTCGCCGGCAGCGAATTGTCGCCGTAATAGGTGACGCCGTTCCAGCCGCTACCAGCAGGCGGCGCAGAGTTCGGCGTGCTGAATGGCGTGTACGAATTGAACGGCTGCCACTCCGCCGGCGGAGGCGATTCCGGCAGATATGGCGAGCCGATCATCGGCGGAAAGACCGGCATTCCCTGGCCGAAGCCGGGAGGCGGCGCATATCCGCCGAAGCTGTAGGTCTGATACGGTATCGCCGAGTTGGGTCCGAGGACATCCTTGACGAAGACGCCGGGCATGCCGTAGACGGGAATCGGCTGCGATTGGCTGCCGCCGCCGGGTCCTCCGGCACTGAACTGGCTTAGATCGTAGGGATAGCCGCCGCCCAGGGCGGCCCCTTGCAGGCTCGGAAGAGTTGGCGCGCTGCCGGCCCAGCTCGTGAGCCCGGGCGTCGACGGGCCGACGCCGCCGAAGAGATCCTGCCCGTTGAAGTCAGTCCAGGGCATGCCGTAACTGATGCCGTTGAAAATTTCCCCGGCCAGTGGCGGCCCGAAGCCACCGCCGCCGGTGGGCAGGCCGCCACTGGGTCCGGGGTAGCCGGCCGGTGGAACGCCCGCCGGCATACTCGGGAAGCTCTGAGGGCTGGCGCCGCTGCCGCAGCAGAGACCGTTCACGCCGCCGGTGAAGTTCACCGGGCCGCTGTATGTGATGTTGCCGAAGTATTCCGCGTTGCCGTTGAAGTAGGCGTCCTTCTCGATCATCAGGTCGCCGTCGACAAACATCGGGCCCTTAAGCGTGCCAGCGAGATCGATCGGGCCGTTAAAGTAAGACGTTCCTGAGTATGTGACATTGCCGGTCGATGTGACCGGGCCGCCCAGGTTCATCGGGTTCGTGTTTCCGATCGGCTGGAATCCTGCGCCGCCAGGGCGGCCTGCAGCCGGAACGGACAGCGGGCCCAGGAAGCCCCTCTGGCCGCCTCCTTGACCACCGCCCGAGAACGGCCACCCCGACGGCTGCCCGAAGCCGCCGCCGTAGCCCTGCCCAGCGCCTTGCGGGATCCGCGGGCCGAGCAGGTACTTGAACGGCATCTGCAGCAAGCTGGATATTCCCTGCTGCAGCGGTTTTTCGATCAGGTTCTTCTCAAAGATGCCCAGCACGTCTTTCGCCAGCCCCTTCATGGCGTCCTTAAAGTTGCCGCCCTTCTGGATTACCTTGTCGAATGCGTTCGTGAAGGCGCCGGCGATCTGGTCCGCGGTCTGCTTGACCTGCTGCATGGCCGGGTCCGCCTGCAGCCACGCCTGCCTGTACTGCTCGACGGTGAGAAGCCCCTTCTGGAACAGATCGTTCAGCTCCTGCTGCTTTCCCGCCCACTCCGAGGTCTTGTCCTTCAGCCCGTTTATGACATCTTGCGCCTTCTTCTGATCGTCAAGCTGCTGCTGCGCCGCGGACTGTTGCTGGCTGTAATATTCCAGCATTTGCTCCTCGTCCGGGAGGAGCTGGTCGCGGTATAGCGGGTCCTGGTCGCTCAGTCCCTTATTGATCTCCTTCAAGTAGTCGAAGCGCATCTTCGCCAGGTCCGCTCCTTGCTTGTCGCCCTGGGCGATCAGCTGGCCGATCTGCGCTTGCTGCTCGAGCTGGCGCGTCTGCGCCTGGAGGTTGTCGAGATAGCTCTTCGATCGGCTGAGCTGATCTAGCTGCTGCCCCTGCCCGACTTTGCTTATGATGGCGCCAGCCTGCTCATCCGTCAGGTTCGGGTTCTCTCGCCGCGCCTTGTCCAGGGCCTGTTGAACCTCGAGCTGCGACTTCGTTAGCGTCAGCTGCTCTTGCTTCTTCTGGTTCTCCTCGTCGAGCTGCTTCAGGTACTTGTCCGTCGCGTCGCGCTGCTTCTTGAGGTTCTCCTCCGCGGTCTTCAGGTCATTCGTCTGCTTCGTCTGCGCCGCAAGCACCGCGGTCAGGTCGAGGATTTTCTCCTTCTGCGCAGCCGTGAGGTTTATCCCATCGCTCTGCAGCTTCGATATCGTCTGAAGGCCCGGGATCTCGTCCTCTCGCCCCTGCCTTATGAGCGTCTGCTTCTGCTTCTCGAGATCAATCTCTCTCTGAAGGCGGTTTATTTCGTCGTTGACCTTGATCGTCGCCTTCAGCTTCTCTTGCTGCGCGATCAGGTCCTTCAGTGATTGGATGAGCCCGGGGTATTTTTTGGTGAGGGCATCGACGCTCTCGCCGGTCTGCTGCTCGAGCTGCTGCTCCGCCTGGAGAAGCGGGATCCGGTCCTTGTGCCCCTGCGCCTCGAGCTGCAGGACGGTCATCGAGTCCTTGAGTTTGTCGAGGTACTTCTGGATCTTGTCCGCGGCCTTGTCCGCCGCCTGTCCGTCCTGATCGGCAATCGCGCCGAACGACCCGCCGGACGACATCGCGGCCTTGGCCTGCTTCGCCTGCTCCTGGAGCTGCTGCGTTATCTGCGCCGCGCGCGCCATGATCTCCTTGCCGGCGGCATCCATGCCAGACGTCACCTTCTCGACGAAGCCGGTCGACATCGACTCGCTGAACGCCTGCGTCGCGGCTGCGAACGCGTGGCCGACGTCGTGAGTCTGCCAGAAGGTCGACAGGAACGCGCCCAGTCCCGAGAAAGCCGAGATGACCAAGTTCACGTCATTGAGGACGGCATCGAGCCAGGTCGCGAGCAGCTCTTTCCCCAGTGAGACGAAGTCCGGGAGATTCTTGCCGAAGAACCCGCCTATTGACTCGGCCATCGCCTGGACATAAGGCACGACGGCCGCGGTGACCTGCTCGAAGACTGACTGGATCTCCTCCCAGGTCGCCTGGACGATCGAGCCGAGCGTCGCCTGCTGGCCGCCGACGTCGACCATCGTGTCCTTGAACATGACGAGCGCGCCCACAGCCACCGCGATGCCGGCAGCGACCCAGGCAGGAGGGCCGCCGGCGGCGAACGCGGCGAAGGCAGCCGTTGCGGAGCCGGCGATCTGCTCGAAGATGCGCGGCATCTGGGCGGCCGCCAGGACCGCGCTCGCCGCGGCGATCCCGAGCAGGCCGTCCGAGACCTCCTTGGCGTGCGTCCGGACGAAGTCGAAAGCGCCAGAGAGCCCCTCGAGCGCGCCTCGGATGCCGTC